GGTATTACAATGCGCTTTAATATTGTATATAATGTTTTGGAGACTGCTTTTTGGTACGATATAGGTCATAAAACTAATGATCTGGTATGGGAAAATAACCTTGTAGCTCATGTAGATTTTCTACCAAGAAGTCAAGATCAGGACTCAGATGGAGCTCCAACCTTTGGAGTAGGAGGATTTCTTCTAGGTTTTGGTGATGGGAATTCTTGTAATGGAAACCTTGTAGCTTATGTCAATGGAGATAACAGAGAAGGAGGAGCTTATATATGGCCAGAGGTTAGAAATGATGCAGATCCTACAGCTCAGCTAGAAAGCCCTTGGACTTTTGAGAACAATGCTGCACATAGCTGCCCCTCAGGGATAAGTGTATGGCAGAATAATAACCATCATCATATAGTAAAGAACTTCCAGACTCATAACTGTGAAGTATCAATCTTTCATGGGGCTTACCAGAACCACTATAATTATCAAGGGGGATACTTGATAGGGGGACCAATTGAGCTTAGAGCAGCTAGTACTTCTACTAACAGAGTTAGATTTGAGAACATGACTATTGATGCTAGTGGAGGAGATTACTGTGTGATAGCCAATGAAGGTCCACTAGATGGTGTATCTCCTATCTTATTTAGAAGTTGCACTTTTAAGAACTTTGCTAAAAAGGCTATTATTGATCAGAACCCTGGTCAGGGACTCAAGAATATAGATGTAATAGATTGTGGATTAGGTGCTAGTGCTTATCAAGTATCCAGTGTAGCTTTAAGTGGAGAGACTATTAGAATACAAGATGCAGGAGTAGCTGTGCAGGTAAAAAAAGCAGGGCCTAGTGGGATTTCAAGATTTGCTCCTACCATATGGGGAAATGGAACAGGAATTACTGCAGAGTACTATACTCCAGATTTTAAGACTCTGTTACTCAAGAGAATAGAACCTAATATCAATATCTTTGATATTACACATCCTCAAATTCATTATGCTGTTCCAGCCAGTTTTGCTGTCAGGTGGACTGGTAAAATAATGCCACAGTATAGTGAAGCCTATACTTTTATATGTGCAGCTGGAGGTGGAGTGAGACTTTGGATAGATGGAAAGGTGACAATAGATAGATGGGAAGAGAAATACCCAGGGGACATCAGTGGAACAACTGCTCCTCTGATTGCAGGAAAGCTGTATGATATAAAACTGGAATATTTCAATTCAGATGACAGATCTGAGTGCTTGCTTGATTGGTCTTCTTTCTCTCTAAAAAGAGAAGCTATTCCAATGTCTCAGCTATTCCCCATAGGGAGTACAACAAGCACTACCACTACAACGAGTTCCTCAACAACTTCTATGAGTAGTACTGCTGGAACTTCAACTACTAGTTCAACAACAACTACCACAACAACTAAAGTGCCTATGACCACCACTACTACCACTACTACCAGCACTACAGCTGGTCCCAAGGTAATAATAGAGATCTTGGATAATGGAACTTGGAGATATAAATAAATTTGGAAATTAGAGATATTCTTCTTAGGTTTGCATTATGAATAATCGTCAACATACGTGGTTTACCTTCTGTCCCCAACCAACATGGGGTAGGGTGGATTTGTATGTATGATAGTCAACATGTATTTATACATCCGATCCCCCAAGAGCTAAACACTTACGGGGGATTTCTTTTTTATCTAGGTGTGGGACAGTCCGGCCTACTCCGCGTGCTTTGGGAGCATGATCTCGCAGGTTCAAATCCTGCCACCTAGACTTAATGCCTGGTAAGCTTTGATGGTGAAGCAGCCGCCTTGTAAGCGGAAGATAGAGGCTTCGAGTTCCTCCCTAGGCTCTAAAGGTCATTGCAGCGTTGGCCTCCCTCTGGGTGAATGTTAAGACGTTCAGCAAAAACTGCAAGCTGGTGCTCAAGCAATTGTGGACAATGCACCTGTCTGAAGAACAGGCTAACTTGGTTCGATCCCAAGGGGTACCACTTATAATGTCTTATAGTGTAGCGGCCTAACATATGAGAATTTGGATCTCATGACCTTGGTTCGAATCCAAGTGGGACATCTGTAGAGGTAGCTTAATGGTAAAAGTGCCTGTCTGTGAAACAGGAGAAGCAGTTCAATTCTGCACTCTACCCTAATCTACTATCTGAGGCAGCCTGTCCCCCAAGTCTACAGGTGTTAGTAGATCTCTACCCTTCGTTCAAAGGAAGGACTTTAAGCTACGAACTTAAGGATATAGGTTCGACTCCTATAGGGTAGTCATAAACATCTCTCAGGCTATGGTAGCTAAGCAGTCTCCAAAACTGTACGAGGACTGGGTTCGATTCCCCCGAGGGATGCATAAGGCCAATTAGCCAAGTGGCAAGGCAAATGATTGCAAACCATTCATCATCTGTTCGATTCAGATATTGGCCTCTAAGATCCTCTCATATTGGGAGGATTTTTGCTTTTTATAGCATTATATCCCAAATAGTTATATCTGAGTTACATGAAAGGTCAGTAACTTTGTATAAGAAAACCAAGCTACATGAAAGTCGTTGTACAGAAAATACGTAGAGAGGTAGCTTCAGATGTGGAAAAGGCAATAAGATATTATTCTGTACTTCTTGCTTTAAATCAAGTCAAGCTTCCACAGAAGCAACTCTATTTATTAGCATTCACTGCTGCCCGAGGGAGTATCACTTCCCCTGCTGCAAGGAAAGAATTCATTGAGATGTTTGATAGCTCTTTAGCATCACTGGAAAATATGAAGCAGGAACTTGTAAAAAGCAACTTTCTTGTACAGATAGATATGAAGTATAGAGTAAATCCCAAGATTGCTCTGGACTTCTCAAAAGACATACAATTACAGATAAACCTATCGGGAAGTGGGAAAGAATCAAAGTAATATAGATACTGATAAGTTGAAGGGTGTACTCATTACAAGAACTGCTATCAAGACTCTTGTAGGTGAGGACATAGTAGAAAAAGTGATAATGTTTCAATTCAAGGATGCAAGAGATGCAATGTTGGACAATGAGCAGATAGAAATAAGTGGATTTGGAAAGTTCATGACCTCTCCTTCTAAGATAAGGAGAAAGATAGAGAACCTGGAAAATATACTTGTTAATATGGACAAGAAGATAAAAGAGAAGCCAGAAGAAATTCCTCCAAACAGACTTGCTATGTGGAGCACAATGACACAAGCTACTCAAGATACACTCGCCTACATAAAAACCAAAAAAGGGGGATATGAAAATAAGTCTTAAAGGAATACTTGAAGGGGTCTGGAATTCCATAGTTGTTAAGGAAGCTATAGAGAAAACAGCCAAAGAAAGAGAAGACATATGCAGAAATCACTGCATTATGAATTCCGATTCCCAAAAGAAAATAAATAATTACAAGACCTTCAGACCTGACTTTCATTGTACAGTATGTGGCTGCGACTTACACTTGAAGACAAGAGCCCTGTCCCAAGAATGCCCCTTGGGGAAATGGAAGGCCTGCATGACTCAAGAAGCTGAGTTTGAGTTAACTAAAAAGCTGGAAGATGAAAGCAAGACTTAGTAATGTGCCTATAAGGGATTTATTAATAACGCTCACTGGGTTAGCATTGAGGTATGATATAATAGATATTATAGTTGATGCCGATAGAAAAACTATCATCATAGAGCCTATAACCAGAGTAGAAGATGATTCAGAACTTACTGATGATAATATATACAAATTAATTTAAAACCAGATCGAAAAAACTACAAGATGGGAGCACCAATTAACTCATTTGAGATAGTAGAGTCTATTAGATTCTTCGCACAATTAGTTGCAACAGAAGGGATTAATGAAACTACTAAGTACAAAGTAAATACTTATATAGAGCAATTAGTAGAGGCACTTGAGCCAAGTGTTAGAGAAAGTACTGCTAAGGCATCTGGCTTAACATTAGTAAAATAATGAATATGGGGAAGAAAACTACACCTTATAATCAGGCAATCCATTTGCTACAGGAACTAAAGAAAGAGTATCCTCATAATACCTTGGGGCAACATATGGCTAGTGCTTTAGCAGATTATGGAAACATATGGGGTATGACAGATAAAGAGTTCTTGTTTGCCTTAGAGAAATATAGGACTGAGATGGAACTCAATATTGTCTCAGATGCAGAGGTAGACAAGATAGTAAAGGATGCACAAAATCTGGATACTCTATTCCAGGAAGAGGAGGATGATGGCTACTAAAAAAACTAATAACAACTTTGTAGGAATGGAGCTTGAGTGGCTTGACAGAAAAGCCAAAGAGATCCGTGAATATTGCAATAAACCTATCCACAGACTAGTTGACCGTTTGGGAGCTGATGGCAAAGTGATTGCGAAAATAGAAGACCAGGTTAAATCAATGAGAGAAACACTTAAGGATTATATATTAATTGTAGAAGCCCTTGATAGATTAAGAGAAAAAGAAGAAGCAAAGGCTCCTTCAGTAAGAGGAGATCAGGAACTCTCTCCTTTTGAAAAAGGTGAAATCTAATGGTAGATTCAAAGTACACACGACCAACAAAGAATATATGGTTCCCTAACCAAGAAGAACCTGTATATGATCCTCAGGATGAAGAACTTATGAGAAAGTTCAAGGACTATTGGAATGAAGAGAAGAGGAGGATGAAAGAGGGTTTTTACTTGGCAGATGGGAAGGTCTACATCTCAGGATGGCTATATTGGCATACAGTGTACTGGAACATAGCTATGTACATTGAAAATGAGAAGCTGGGAAAGAAGATAAGAGTAATCAAGACTCCTTTCCTCAGGGATATAGAATGGATGATAGCAAATGACTTCACTACCTGTGAAAGAGACGGTAAATTTTATTCTTTAGTTGGATCTCGTGACTTTGGTAAATCTATCATAGCAGGATCAAGAGCGGGTTATAATTATACATTATTTGACAAGTCTGAATCTATTATAAGTGCTGGTAACGGAACTTATATCAAACTGGCTACTGATAAAGTAGAAGATGGACTTATTAATCTACATCCAGTACTTCTAAAGCAGAGAATCATAAATGATTGGAAGAGGGAAGTAAAAGCTGGTTGGAAGAATAAGAAGACTGGTATTACAGACCCACTTTCTTCCCAATCTTCAATTCAGATAAGAAACTTCGAGGAAGGATCTAAGACTGATGCAGCAGTTGGTGCTCGTCCAGGCTTTCAGCTTATAGATGAAATTGGTACTATCAAGAATTTTATTGCCTGCTTAAAGGACTCTGAGGGTGCTTGGTGGTCAGGTGTTACTGAGGGAGATGTAGACAAGCCTTCATGTTTAGCAATGATTACTGGTACAGGAGGTGACATGGAAAAAGGCAAGGAAGCTGCTGAAGTATTTCTCCACCCTGAGGCTTATAATTTGTTGGCATTTCCTAATCCAGAGATTCCTGGGACAATGATGGGAAGGTTCATTAATGCGTTGGAAGCTAAGATCAAATATAAAGACCCAGTTAAACTTTCCGAATATCTGGGAATAGAGCATCCCGATTTAGATAATATCACTATTCTTGTTACTAATTATGAAAAAGCCAGAGAATGGTGGGATAAGGAATATGCAAGAGCACTCAAGTCTGGTAACCAAAAGACAGTACTCAAAT